CGGCCGTTCCGCGACGTGGACCACATGAACCAGGAGCTGATCCGGCGCTGGAACGAGTGCGTCGCCCCGGAGGACATGGTGTTCGTGCTCGGTGACGTGGCCCTAGGGAAGCTAGCCGAAACGCTGCCCCTGGTCCAGCAGCTCAGCGGCAGCAAGATCCTGGTTCCTGGCAACCATGACCGGTGCTGGCCAGGCCACAAGAAGGTCCGTCCATCCGATATAGACAAGTATCGGGACGCGGGCTTCTCGATCGGACCATCGGAATGGCACATGGAAGCCTGGACTCTCTGTCACTTCCCCTACGAGGAAGATCCACGCCACCAGGACAAGTACGCCGGGTTCCACCCGGTAGACAGGGGACGCTGGTTACTGCACGGCCACGTACACGACCTGTGGCGGGTCAAGGGGCGCCAGATCAACGTAGGAGTGGATGTGTGGAACTTCTACCCGGTTTCCAACCACCAGATCGAGGAGTTGATACGGAAAGAAAGGGGTGTAGATGGCTAGACTGCCAAGTGAACGGTACGTGATCCAACAGATCGATGGAAAGGTGCTTCTTTACGAGGATGACACCGAGCGGGTGCTGGTATCGTTTGACCCGTCTGATGCCAACCAGTCCGCACGGGCGCAAAAGGCCATCTACGATGATCCTGAGCTGTCCGCTGAGGACAAGTGTTTTGCCCACTTCTGGTCAGGCTACTTCTACCGGGCAGCGGTAGGATAACCTGTGCGGTGCTAGCTCATCTGGTAGAGCGTCAGCCTTCCAAGCTGAAAGGCGGGGTTCGAGTCCCCGGTACCGCTCGATCAACCGGCCCCGGCGTGGACTGCAAAGGATACCGGGGCCGGTTGATCATTGGAGGAACGGAAAGGAGGGTGAGAAAATGATCAAGAATGGCAAAGATCGCTTCCGTATCGCACGAGAGCTGGTTGCGGCTGGCTGGTCTCAGCCGGATGCCGTACGGGAGGCCGAGCGTCAGGTACCGGTCCGGCGCCCGACCCGGGAGCAGCTAAGGTCAGCCCCGGAGGAGCCAGCCGACAGATGGCGCCGGCCGCAGTCTTGAAAACTGTTGGGGGTAACACCCGTGGGAGTTCAACCCTCCCCTCCTCCGCCTACCTGAACGTACCCCGGAAGTACCACATAAGCCAGACCGCCCCGGCGCCCAATCCCACCACGGCTCCACAGGCGAACCCGGCCAGGTACCTGGTCATGTCTTCGGCTTGTACGAGCCGCCACCAGCCTTGGTGATCTCCGCCCTAGCCTGAGCTGGGGACGTGACCGTCTTCGTGGTCCCGTCCGGGAACCTCACCTCAAACTTGGACGGTGTGGACTTGCCGCAATTGCAGCCCATGACTACTCCTGGCCACCGTGGCGGGCAATGGCAACGTTGGCCCAGAACACCACCTCTTCCAGGTGGGTGATGGCCAGGCTCTTCTCCCGGGACTCCGGCACCGCCTCGTTCAGGTAACCGGCGAGCGAGCCGCACATGCTCCGGATGGTCTGGTACCGCTCCGGCTGGTCCCCCTTCGGTGCGTGGTAGGTAAACCGGTTCTCAAGGTCCAGCTTGTCCATGCTCACTCCTCCAACAGTCGCTTGACCCGCTCAGTGCGGACCACGTCGGCAACCTCGCGCCACCGCTTGACCCGCTCGGCGGCCTCATCGACCGTCACCTCACCAGGTTCAGTGACCACCCCGGCGGCCAGCAGCACTTCCAGCTCATCCTCACTGTCAGCACTGGCCCGCAGCACCGGGAAACCGGGTGTGTTGACCGCCAGGGCGGCCACCAGTTCCAGGTTTCCACCGATCCTACGCCAATCCCCGGACAGGGGTGAACGGCGCAGCTCAGCCAGCTTCTCCTCGTTTAAACCAGGAACGAGGCTGCCAGCGACCCAGATGCCGAACCGGTCCTCCCCGCAGGCCACCACCGCTACTGAGGCGCCAGTGTTGTCGTAGTGCTCAGCGGCTGGGATGAAGCCCAACGCCGGGTCGGCGTGCCCCGTACCAAGGGTGATCTTGCCGACCCGGTGCCGGCTACCGTCGTCACAGACCACTTCCCCGGTGGCGAAGTAGGCGTAGTTGGTGGCCGTGCGGGGGGCGGTGACGCACCGGTTGCCGATCCCCACGTGGCATTCGTTCCACGTGGCCAGGTGACCGTACACGTGGCCGTCGTCGTCCACAGTCAACGGGGTGGCCCGGTCCAGAGCCGGCTGGCCGAACCACAGCTTCGGTGGCCGGGCGGTACCGTCAGCCGTGACGGTGTCGTAGCGGCGCGGGCTGGTTCGCCGGTCGCCCCGTTCCTCTTCCTGGGGTTCGCGTTCGTCGGTGTTGACGCAGATGCCGTCGATGTCCTTCACCTGACCTTCCGGGCACGGTGCCCCTTCGTCGTCTTCGGCGAAGGTGACCGGCTCGGTGGCCGAGTCACCCTTGGAGCCGCTGCTGGTCCAGTTCTCGGGGATCTGGTCGCCAAGTCCCAGCGACCGTGCCCGCTTCATGATGTGTTGACGGATCTCGTCGTGGGAACCACCACCGCGACCCACTGCCTTGATGGCCTTGGCCAGGTCGGCGGCGCCGTGCATTTCTTCAGACCGGATCGGGTAGGAGCCGTCTTCCATTGCCCAGCCACGTCGGGCAGCGCACTTACGGGCGGCGGTGTTGAGGTTGCCGGTATCCGGGGTGTCCAGGTTTCCGCAGTCGCCATCGTCTGCGAACGCGGGGTCGACAGCGACACCGGTGGTTCCGGTACTGGCGTCCTGCCAGGTGACCAAGCTGGTTTCCGGGTCTACGCTGATGCTGTACGTCGGCATGGCTGGCTCATCCTCACTTCTGCCATGGGGCTTTGATCCGTGGGTCGCCGAACCGTCCCCGGAGCACATCGTATATCTGGTTCAGCACCTGCTTGATCTGTTCCTGTTCCTGTTCGGAAATGTTCGGCAGGCCACCGTGTCCACCGGCCATGAACACGGCTGCGGAGTGCACCGCCCGGGGAACCAGGGTCAGCTCATTGTTGATGATGTCTGCGATGGGCAGGTGGTAGGCCACCCGGGAGGTGTCGGCGGTTTCGTTGTTGCGGTACAGGAATGCCTTGTTGAACAGGGCAGGGCGACCCTTGGACCACTGTAGAATCCGTTCGATGGCGGCCTCGAACTCGAACGGGGCGTCCCGGTCGGCGATCGGCATCTGCCGCCAGGAGCTGCCGTTGACAGCGAACGAGGTCAGCTCCAGTTCGATGCCGGCGCTGGCAAGTATCGCCTGGTCGGACTCGTCCGAAACGGTGATCTCGGTTTCCTCGAACGCGGCGAACGGCACGAACGTGAACCCGGCTATGCGCCCCCTGAGGACCCGCGCTACGCTCCGATCCGGCTGGTTGTCGTGGGGCACGACCTCGTAGGTCACGTCCGGCTGAAGGTCTACGCTGGGGGTGGAGACACCCTGCCGGACCAGGTAGATGGCCTGCACCACCTCCGGGATGATCTGTGGGCCCAGAAAGGACCCTGACCCTATCCAGCCCCGACCGGGCTGGTACTCCACCTGCTCCAGTCGTCCTACGGTAGTGGAACCCATGTGCCCCTGGCTGCGGTCCCGGGTGAACATGACCGGGCGAGGTAGCCTGCGGTGGCTCAGCGACCCCCGGGCGAACTTGCGGTAGTCACCGGTGATGACCGGTTCCTCGGGGGCGATCAGTCCCCGGAACCGGATCGAGGAAACCGGGCCGTCAACCATTGACCCTCCTGAAACTCAGATCACACCGGCACTGGATGACTTCCCATGGCGGCCCGGTGGGGTCACCGGGGTACATCAGCGGGAAGCCACCCACCACGAACGGCTGCATCACCGGGATCTCCGTGTCATCGGCCAGGTCGTGTGACTGGCGTACCTGGTCGTCCCCGGTGTCGTTCCACCGCTTCAGGATCGGCCCCAGCGTGTTCTGCGCGTCGATGGCGGCAGCCAGTGCCCCGGCGTTGGCGGCCCGGGTAACCTCGGTGCCGGTGATCAGCTGAGCCCGGTTGCGGAACGTGTCGTTGCCGGTCATCGTCAGCAGCTGCTCCACCGAGTCAGCGATCTCCTGCCGGCTCAGTCCCGCCGACAGGCCATCACTGATTTCACGGATGACCATCCCGTTGACCTCGTTCGGCAGCTGCATAAGAAAGTCGTGAGAGCCGTTCAAGGCTTCCAGTACATGGGAGCTGGTGGATGAGAACGTGGGCTGCCCGAATGCCTGGCTCCATCCGATCCTGGCCGCCGTTTCCAGCTCCGGACGCAGGCCGGTGACCTCACTTTCCCACAGCTGCATCTGGGAGTACACCGCAACCGCATCCGGCAGGCCAAGGAACCGCACTGTCGGGGCCAGCACCGCATCGGAGACCGCACCCAGCCAGCTCCGCAGCGCCCTCATCACCCGGGGCAGTGTGGCCTGAACGTGCCGACGGATCTCTGGGCTGCTCATGCCGGGAACCCCCGCACCCGCAGCACCATCCGCAACGTGGTCGGGTCGTGACCGACCGCCTCCTTCAGCAGCCCACCCGTGTAGTCATGCAGCGACTCCGATAACGCGGCCGGGTCCACGTCGACAGATGACACGTAGGCTTCCACCCGGGACCAGGCACCCTCCAACAGTCGCTCCACATGATCCTGTGAGGCGACCTTCAGCTTGGTGTGGATGCGCTCCTCCGGTACTTCCCGGAACTGGCCCCGCAGGCTGCGGTTGGCCAGCAGCCGCTTGCCGGCTTTGCGCAGGGCTTCGGTGACCAGGATGTCGGCTGCCATCAGCAGCGGGGTGGGTCCCGGGACCAGGTCGGCCGCTGCGATCAGGTTGTCCTGGGTGGTGTTGGCCGGCCGGGTCGCCGAAGGCAGCTCAGGAGTGGGGGACGTGTCGCCGGTGACATCACGTTCCGGGGTTGGTGGTGGCGGTGGCCCGGTACCTTCCACCTCCATCGGAGTGACCGTTTCAATCTCGATACCGATTGCTTCCCGCAGCGGTGGGGATGCGAACAGGCCGGGGTCGCGCAGCATCAGCTCCTTGATGAAGCGGATGTTCTCCTCGTCCTGGTCCGGTGCGGCCGTGTCCGGGTTGTAGTCCCCCGCCCGCAGTACTTCCTCCCGGGACACGATGCCCCGCTCGTACAGGTTGAGGGTGTCTTGGAGCCGGTTGGGGCGGTGGGTCAGTGGTCCGGTGTCGTACCAGAGGGCGAACCTGCCTGGCTCCCTTCCGAGGGCACGTAACGCCGGAGCGAGGTATGCCTCGTTGAGCGCGTCACAGATCCGAACCACCAGTGGTTCAATGTGGACCTTGATGGCATTTTCTTCCACATACCACATTCCCCAGTGGTTCGTTTCCGCTGCCCCTTCCAACACCTCCGGCGGCATGTCCAGGCTGGTCGCTAGCCTACGGATGGCTTCCTGACGCAGCTGGACGTGCTGTTCGGACAGGATCGACTCGAACGTGATCGGCTTGTCCGGCATTACGTCGATGGCTTCCTTGTCCATCTGGAGCAGGATCGGTGCCAGGCTGGCGGCCGTGCCGGGATGCTGGAGGTTGGTGGTCATGGCTTCCATCAGGGCCTGCATCAGCCCTTCGGTGCCACCCGGTGTCCCGTCATCCTTGGGGAAGTCGATGTTGTTCGGGATGGGCAGAATCCCACCCAGGGCGAGCCGGGACAGCAGCTGGCTCTGGATGTACCAGTTGAGCTGTTCCAGTTCGGTCAGCACCGGCAGGGCGGCCCGGGCT